GTCCTACGCCTGAGCGAGGGCCAGTTCGAGGGGCTGCCATTCCAGCTCCAGCCCGCGCAGGCGTTCATTGTGGGCAGCCTGTTCGGGTGGGTGCGAGCGGACGGCACGCGCCGCTTCCGGCGGGCCTACGTCGAGCAGGGCAAGGGCAACGGCAAGTCCCCGATGGCTGGCGGCATCGGCCTCTACGGGATGCTGGGCGACGGGGAGGCGGGTTCGCAGGTCTACGCGGCCGCCGCCAAGCGCGAGCAGGCGGGCATCTTGTTTGCCGACGCGGTGAAGATGGTCAACGCTTCGCCGTCGCTTTCCAAGCGCATCGACTTCAGCGGCGGGCCTGGCCGCGAGTACAACATGGCGTTCCACAAGGCCGGGAGCTTCTTCCGGCCTGTGTCACGCGATACCGGCAAGTCGGGTTCCGGCCCGCGCCCGTACTTCGTCCTGGCGGACGAGGTCCACGAGCTGCCGGACGGAAAGATCCTGGAGATGCTGGAACGCGGCTTCAAGTTCCGCCGCCAGCCTCTTCTTTTCATGATCACGAACAGCGGGTCGGATCGGAACTCGATCTGCTGGGCTGAGCATGAGTGGGCGGTCAGGGTTGCGGCGGGGAACCGGGAGGACAACCCGGACAACTCCATCGCCTACCTTGGCGAGCCGCTGGACGACACGACGTTTAGCTACGTCTGCGCGCTGGATGACGGCGACGACCCGCTTAACGATCCCAGCTGCTGGCCGAAAGCCAACCCGCTGCTGGGCACGACGATCACCGAGGAGTATCTGGCCGACGTTGTAAAGCAGGCCAAGAACATCCCCGCCAAGCAGAACGGCATTCTGCGACTGAACTTCTGCGTGTGGACGGATGCTGACTCGGCGTGGATGAGCCGCGAGGTGCTGGAGCCGCTGCTGGCGGACTTCGACATCGCTGACCACCACGGCGAGGAGGTCCACCTAGGGCTGGACTTGTCCCAAAGCCGCGACATCACAGCGATGGGCTGCGTAGTCCGGACGGGCACGACACCGGAAGGCAAGCCCACGTTCGACGCGTGGGTTGAGGCGTGGACGCCTGGCGACACGGTTCAGGCGCGAGCGGATCGCGACAAGATGGACTACCTACCGGTGTGGGTTAAGCAGGGACATATTCACGCCCCGCACGGGGAAAGCATTAACTACCGCCACGTCGCGCAGACGATGGTGGAGTACGACCGAGACTACAAGGTGCAGATGGTCGCTTACGACCGCTACGCCTACCGCCGGTTCGAGGAGGACGCGGCGGAGGTGGGGCTGTCACTGAACTTCGTCGAACACCCGCAGGGCGGCACGAAGAAGGCCAAGCCGACGCCGGAGATGATCGAGGCTGCTAAGCGGGCCGGGAAGGAGCCGGAAGGGCTTTGGTTCCCCGGCTCGCTGAGGATGTTCGAGGACGCGATCTACGAGGGCCGGATCCGCTTCAAGCGGAACCCGGTGCTGGTGTCCGCACTCATGTCCGCCGTGACCGAGCAGGACAAGTGGGACAACAAGTGGCTGGCGAAGCAGAAGTCGGTGAACAAGATCGACGCGGCGGTGGCCCTAGTGATGGCGTTCGGCGCGGCTCAGGCGCAGCCGATTGAACAGAAGTCTGCCCCGTTCTTCATTGGCCTTTAGTACGGCGACCTAAGAGAGAAAGAAATGCATAAGGCTTGGAGCTTGCTGGAAGTCAAGCAGGTCGATGAAGAGCGCCGGATCATCCGGGGCATTGCCACCACTCCCACCGTGGACCGTGTCGGCGACATCGTAGAACCCGAAGGAATGATCCAGCGCGGACGCGTAAAGCTGCATCTGTACCACAAGCACGATCTGCCCGTGGGTGGCGTCCTTTTCGACAGGCCAACCAAGACTGGCACACCGTTTGAGGCTGAAATCCCCGACGTGAAGGAACCCGGCATCGTCCGCGAGCGCGTGAACGAGGCATGGCACTCGGTCAAATACAAGCTGCTGGATGCGGTGTCCATCGGATTCAACATTCTGGATGGTGGCGTCGAGTTGCTGAAGTCTGGCGGATACCGTTTCACGAAGTGGGAAATATTGGAACTCAGCTTGGTGGGCGTGCCTGCGAACCCAGATGCGGTGATTACCGCCTTCAAGTCTGCGGACAGTGCGGCGATTCGTCGCAGTTTGGGTCTGCGCACCAACGGCGGCATCCAACTGGTGAAGTCCGGCCCGACCACGAGCGGCGGTATTCGACTGATTCGGGGCTAGGCCCCACGCAACGGCGAGGTTGTCATGAGTCAGTTGGCAGGATCCTGGATGCTCGTGGGAATCAGAGGCGAGCGCCCCGTCTATCGACACGTCCGAGATTCCGGCATTGACGTAGCCAATCAGGTTCCTAGGTGGGCGTTCGACTGGAAGATGTCGCGAACTTTCTCATGGGTCACTGGACTGCCGCAAAAACTGGTTTAGACCGCATCGTCGTGAGACGAAGCGCCGCACTGTCGTGATGACAGCGCAAGGCCCGATGAGGCCAGCCGGGTGAGATCCCCGGCAACTGGAAGCGTGGGTGAGAGGCTGATACCGGCGGCTTGCTAAGCCGTAGGCCCGCTGTGGCTCGCAGGTTCGAATCCTGCCGCTTCCGCCAATGGGGGGTTCCGCTAAGTTGGCTGGCGAGCGGTCTTGAAAACCGTGGTGCCCGCAAGGGTAGGGGTTCGACTCCTCAACCTCCCGCCAATTCGGCGCGTCCCGTGGAAGGGAACGGCGCAAGGCTTCCCGTGGAACGGATGCCGCCTAACTGACTGTCGTGAGACAGCCGAACGCATCGCTGCGAAGCGACGCAATCCAATGAATGGAAAACAACAATGGCTAGCAAGTCCGTTGCGGAGCAGATCGCCGACCTGAAGGCGACCCGCGAAGCGAACCAAAAGAAGATGGGCGAGATCGCCCAGAAGTCGATTGACGAAGGCCGTAGCATGAACGACGCCGAGTCGGCGGAGTTCGATACGGTCGAGAAGGATATCGGCACCCTCGATGCTGACATCGCCCGTCTGACCCGCCTCGAGTCGATCCAGCGCGCCACTGCCACGAGCGTGGAGAAGGATGTCGCTGCGGCCAAGGAGGCGTCCGCGCCGAATGGCAGCCGCAAGCTGGAGCCGGTCCAGGTCAAGAACACCGAGAAGCTGGAGCCGGGTATCGAGTTCGCTCGTTACGCCATGTGCCAGCTCGCGACCAAGGGCAACGCCGAGCAGGCCTTCCGCCTCGCCGAGCGTCACTACCCGCAGAACGAGCGGATCGTCAAGGCGCTGAAGTTCCAGGCCGAGGGCGGCAAGTTCGAGCACATCATGAAGGCGACCGTCGAGGCCGGCACCACGCTGGACGCGACGTGGGCCGCCCCGCTGGTGGACTACCAGAACTTCGCTGGTGACTTCGTCGAGTTCCTGCGCCCGCAGACCATCATCGGCCAGTTCGGCCAGAGCGGCGTGCCGGATCTGAACCGCATTCCGTTCAACGTGCGGATCGCTGGTCAGACCAGCGGCGGTTCCGCTTACTGGGTGGGCGAGGGCGCTCCCAAGCCGCTGACCGCGTTCGACTTCACCGCGACTGAGCTGCGCTGGGCCAAGGCCGCGACCATCGCGGTTCTGACCGAGGAGCTGATCCGCTTCAGCAACCCGTCTGCCGAGCGTCTGGTGCGTGATGCGCTGGCCGGTGCGGTCGTGGGCCTGCTGGACACGGACTTCATCAACCCGGCCAAGGCTGCGGTGTCGAACGTCTCGCCTGCCTCGATCTTGAACGGCGCGACGGCGATTCCCTCGACGGGCGGCACTGACGCCGAGGCGGTTCGTTGCGACCTCCAGGCCCTCTGGGCGCCCTTCATCACGGCGCGCAATCCGCCCCGCACTGCGGTCTACATCATGAACTCGACCACGGCTCTGGCCGCGTCGCTCATGACCAACCCGCTGGGCCCGCGCGAGTTCCCCGGCCTGACGATGAGCGGCGGCACCTTCAACAACATCCCGACCATCGTTTCGGACTACGTGCCGGACGGCGTCGTGGCTCTGGTGAACGCCCGCGACGTGTGGCTGGCCGACGACGGCCAGGTGACCATCGACGCGAGCCGAGAGGCCTCGCTGCAGATGCTCGACAACCCGACCAACAACAGCGCCGCGGGCACTGCCACTTCGATGGTCTCGATGTTCCAGACCAACTCGGTGGCCTTCCGCGCCGAGCGCTACATCAACTGGGCGCGTCGTCGGGATTCCGGCGTTGCCTACCTGACGGGCGTCAACTGGGGCGCTTGCGGTAGCTAAGTAAGACGGAAGGGCGGCAGGAGCCGCCCTTCCTTTACCGAGGTGATAAATGGTCGAGTTTGAATACAAAGATGGGCGCCGTCGCCGGATGAGGCAGGTATTCGCGACCGCGCTGACGAAGCTGGGGCACGGGCAGGTCTATCAGACTTCTGAGTTGAAGCCCGCTCCCGCTCCTGCGCCTGAGCCGGAGACCTCCCCTGTCACTGGCAAGCCGAAGCGCAAGTACCAGCGTCGGGACATGAAGGCCGAGGATTGAGATGGCATTTTCTGCGAGCGAGATGACCGAGGCGGCGGGCGTCCGCCGCTACGGCGCTGACTACTTGAAGGCGCTGAACCCGGTCCCTTCGCATCGCGGGGGCTGGCATACGATCAACGAGCCATTTACCGGCGCGTGGCAGCGGAACCTGGAGGAGAAGCACGGGACGGTCCTGTGCTACCCGACTCTGTTCACCTGCCTGAGCCGGATCAGTCAGGACATCGGCACCATGCCGTTCGTCTTGAAGAGGAAAGACCAGAATCGGATCTGGCGGGAGGTCGAGGGCGATAGCCCGTACTGGCCGGTCCTGCGCAAGCCGAACAAGTTTCAGACGGACCAGCAGTTCCGAGAGGCGTGGGTCCTCTCCCTACTGATCCACGGCAACGCCTACATCCTGAAGCAG